TGACCGCATTTTTTGGAGCAAATTGTCTCATGACCTCACTTGCCAACCTTTCAGATGTGGCATAGTTGCTCGTTAGTTTTACTTTTAGCATAAATGTTTTATTTTAAAGTTTTTAGTTGCGCAAAAGGTTGAAAAAAAACGCTCGCAAATGAATGTGTGCATCGGATAATATTTAACCCCAGTAATTTGTTTAATTTTATCTGGCGAAAATCGCCCGCACTTGTATTTAGTGTCTGTAAATAATCGATTCTGCAACCATTTATCTTCGGTCTGAGCCATTATATCCATTAAAGGTATTAACCATGTGCAAACAAACTCTTCGTATAACTCAGAGCGTGAAACGTGGGCGTTTTGGTAAATGGTCGGAGTGTTTAATCGGTCTATTTTTAGGCCATTGAATTGATTAAATATATATTGAGCCGTCTCAATTATTCCAGAATGCCAGTTCTCAGCAACTCTCCAGACATTCGGCTGCGTGTGCAACCTATAAAACGTGTATATGTCGAAATCTTTAACGTCTGTCTCTAAGTTTTTAAGCCAATATGAGTTTTTTGATTCAAATTGCCATGAAAAAACGCCAAAGTATTCGGCCTCTTTATGCTTTCCCTGCTCAATTAGTTCTCGAATGATATGATTCTCAAATGCAGGCTGAAACGCTTTGCCCTCATAAATAGAATTGTCATAGCCAATTGCGTTTGGACTTATATACTTCTTTGTTTTGTCATCAAAGTATATTTGATAAATTACTGATTTTGCAGCCATCTGTATGCTCTTTTATAACACGACCCACATCCAGTCGATAATCTATTTCCAGTTTGTCTTTTGTACATGTCAAATATTAAATTCCAGACGATGTCCTTTCTGCTCATTGCTTGTCCGCCTTGCGCACTCACATAAATTTTGATTTCTGGTATTGTCATAAGGCAAATATAGTAATATTTTACAAAAATAAGAGAGGCGACATGGTTTCCCAAATCGCCTCTCTAAACATTTTTGTTTAAAACTAATTAAGCAATTTTGCTCTCTAAATAAGCCTTTGTCGCTTGGTAGCTTGTTACAAAGAAATCTGGTGCTAACTCTGACTCTCCGCCCATAGGCTGAGACAAAGTAATATTGAACGCATTGTCATCGCCAATTAAAACTCCAGTCGCTTTTGTAAGCGCAGTGATTTCTAAACCTGCTGACATGCCGTACAATTCAAATGTACCATTTGTCTTTTCAACTACAACGAATAAATCGTCAATCAATTTTAAATTATCCCAAACATTTTTAGCGTCTTGTGTTTGTTGCTGAAATTTACCAGTAATCGTTTGTGTAAACGATTTGATATTGTTTTCGCCAGTAACCAACTCTTGACTTGCTCCTGCGCTTTTTGTTTTTGCGCAGAACTTGTAAAGATAGTTGTATGGTTGTAAACCTATTGCAGTAACAACGTTCTCGCTATCTGTCGTGAATCCACTATCGGTCAAATCCGATAGTGAACCCACGTAAATGTTTTTGGCTTTTATTCCGCCTACTGACTGCAAATCTTCGCAAGTCGCACAAGCTAATCCACTAACTATTCCACATGGCATGATATTGTCTCCTTTTTTTTAAGTTAAATAATTATGATAATGCAATAACTGATAAATCGCCATAGATATATTGAGTTCCCATTTTGAACTCAGCATCGATGTAATTCATTTTGTCTCTTTTATCATAAAAGAAATCTAATGTATTTGTGTCAGAAATTGCATCTGTACCAATAACTAAATTCTCTCTGTATGTGTAAACCGCTCTGTGTTTGCTATTCAAGTTATTAGCATTGATTACTTGAGACCAACGTGATTTCTTGTAAACTGGAATGCCTCTGAATTGTAATACTCTCGCAGCTTGCTCAACCATATCCCATGATTTGTCTCCACAACAAGCATCTTCACGACAAGTCAAATAATTGTCATATAACTCTCTGGTTAATGCAAAGTATTTGTCGCCCTCTGGCATTTGGTCTAAGATGTCTGGTGCAATTTCGTACATTGAACGCAATACATCTAATGCAGTACAATCGCCTAAAGTCGATGCAATTGCTACTCTTTTAACATCGTAAGCGTTTGCGCCTGCAATTAAGCGAGCCCATACTCCAGTACATGATGCTAAAGTGTCATTTGATGAGTTCTCATCGCCAAACCAAGCAATATCGTAAACGTCTAAACGCACTGCGTTTGTAACTTTCTCAATAATGTAGTTTTCTACGATAGTTCCCTCTAAGTTTTGAGCCTCGTTACCAGTTCTCAAAAACTCTTCCATGAAAGTGTTTTTTAAGTTCTTAGCACATTGGTCTAAGTTTACTTTTAAATCACATACTTCAATAAATTTCTCAGTGATGTCAACTACATCGCCTGCATTATCACGACCGCAACCAACTGATGGACGAACTACGCCCGAAAGGATTGTGTCTAATGCTAATTGTCTTTTTGATTTAATATCTAAAATGATACGAAATTCGTTTTGTAACTCTGGAGTTAAAAACGTTGGTTTTATTAAAACCTCGTTAGCTTGTTGCCCTGCCCAACTAACGTTAATGTCTAATACATCTGCCATTTTCTTGTTGTTTTATTTTTTGTTTAATTAATATTGTTTTTTAATGTTTTCTGCAACGATGTCAAATGGCGATTTTTTAACCTCTGACTTTGCTGCTGCTGCGTTTACTACTTTAGTCTCAGCCGTTTCAACTAATGACTTTAACGCTTTGAATTCTTTGTCCATTTTCGCTTTGAATGCTGCACTTGCAGTTTCAATTGTTGCTTTCTCAGCTTTCAATGCAGTGATTTCAGCATTTAACGACTCAACTTGAGCGGTTAAAACTTCTGTTTCATTTACTGCCTCTTCTGCTTCAACTTCAACCTCACGAATCTCAACGATTACGCCTGCTGCGTCAACTAAAATGATTTTGCCAGTTGCTAAAGCATGCTCGCCCTCTGGTGCAAAAGTTGTCATGGTTTCGTCTGTGTAAACTGGTTTCCCAACTTCTAACTCGCCGTCTCCATATAAAATTGTAATTCCGTCTGCCAATGGCTCAACGAAATTTGTTGGCTCTGTGCCAGTCAATGCCTCTTCAATAGCCTTGAAAGCAGAGGCAATTTTGTTTTTGAAATTTGTATCCATTTTTATTTTATCGTTAAATTTTCCGAATGCTGCAATTGGCATCCTTACCGCATCCACAAAGCCAAGTTCTTTTGCTTGTTGTGGTGTCATGTAAGTTGTTTTATCCATCATTGCCATGATGGCCTCAATTGATTTGTTTGTTTTCTTTGAATAATTCTGAGCAAGGATTGTGTCGATTTGAGACAAAGCCTCTGCCGTTGACTTAATTTCGTTTGCAGTTCCCTGCGCTCCGCCACTTGCATTGTGAATCATGTATTGAGCAGTTTCACTCATTTCCACATAAGATGCCGCAGATGCAATTAGAGTTGCAATTGAGCCACAAAAACCATGAATGTATGCCGTAATTTTTAGACCTGCATCCTGCAAATCGTTGTAAATAGAAAAACCCTCGTAAACGCTGCCGCCTCGTGAGTTAATTATCAATTTGATTTCTTTTGACCCTTGTGAATGTGCCTTTGAAATTTCAGACCTAACGTAATCGGCCGAGAGTTCGCCCTTGTCAGTTCCAATGTCCTTATTGATTAGCAAATTGTAAATTTCCATGTTAACAAAGTTAGCGGAAATACAAATGTGCTTTTTGTAAAGTTTTTACAATTAGATTTTCTTTACAATATAGATGACCGAATGAATGCTTTTGCAGTATTTCTCTGCTAAGTCTGCATAGATAATCATTTTGCTTTTTTTATTCTTAATGACTTGCTCTTCGTATTCGCAACGAATTAAATATCGCTCCATGTCGCCAGTTGTTAGCGCACATTTCTCGGCTAAATGATAGGCCACATTATTGCAATCGCCAAAAGTGGTGTCAATTCTGGTGTAAAATTCACGTTCATTGTTCATGTGCCTGGTCCTTTAGTTTTTTTGGTCGAAATTTTTTTGCTTTCGCTGCTCTGCCAGTCTTTCGTTTACCGAAATTTAGTTTGGTTTTCTGCGCCGTTGCTTTTGCCTTTGCCATTATAGTGATGTGGTTGTTTCTATGACTCTAAGTCTGTTTTGAACTTCTGTTATTTCGGTTGCACTTACTACAAGTTGTAAACCTCTCAATGCCTCTGCCATATTTATGCTGCTATCAATCGCCGCATCTGGTGTAATCATTCCGCCGTTAGCAAATCCAGGGACTCCGATGCGCTTAAATGTATTTGAGCCACCTAAAGCCGCTTGTTGTCTTTGATTTAATATTACCTCGCCAGTTTTAATTGTTGCTAATAAGTTGTCGCCATTTTTTCTGCGAATAGGCATTCCCATTCCTGCGCCAATTCGTGTGCCAGATAAACCGCCATTTGCAAAGCCGTCAATTAATCCGCCCTCTGCGAATTGTGGGACTTCTACGGCTCTAATCTCTCGCACTCTTTGGTAACCTTGCAACAAAGCAATACCCGCATTGATAGGCGCTAAAATTGAGCCAATAAATGGAATCTTTGATGTTGACTCGTAAATGTTTTGAGCGGATGTAAGCGTGCTAATAATTGTTGAGGCAATTGCCAATGCTTTCCCCGCTTTTGTATTTTCTCCTAATAATTTAGATAAAGCCATGAATGATTGACCAACCGCATTTATGGCCTCAATTCTTGCTTTTCCAGTTGCTTTCTCAATTGCAACAATGGCTGCATTGTTTTTAGCAATTTCAAGTTTCTTTTGCTCTTCTGTTTTAGTTGTATCTGCTAAGATTAAAGCATTTTTATTTTGCAAAATAGCAATTTCGGCTGCGCTTTGTTCTTGTAATGTTGTTGCCTCAAATTGTGCAAGTTCCAATTCGTATTGCAGTTTTTGCTCATCTAATTGTTTTTGCTCCTCATCATTTACAATCTTATTGTCAGTAACCAAATTTTGATTAGCAATTTTTAGCGCAGTGATTTGGTCGTCATAAGCGCCAGTTATTCCATTGTATTGCTCGAGACGTGCAATTTCATCGTTGTTCTTATCTATCTGCGATTGCTTTAAAGCATCATCATATTGCTTTCTGGTTTTTAATCCATTTGCAAACTCTTCTTTTAAATTAGCCTCTATTTGCGCTCTGTTAAGTTCGTTTATTACCTTATCGTTATTGAACGCATCTAATTTTTTCTTTTGCTCAGCATTTAATTGCTCAGTTACTTTTTTAGTAAAATCTTCGAGGTCTTTTATTGCTTTAGCATTAAATTTTTCTCGCTCCTTTTGTCTATCTTCTAAAATCTTTTTTTCCTTTTCTTTTTGCTTTTCCCTTAATTCTGTCTCGCCCTCAACCAATCCATTTATACGACCTTGGTTTTTTTCTGTTTGAACGCCTGCCGCTTGTTGTATTTCAAAACGCTTCTGTTGAGCGTCTGCCAATCTTTGCTCGGCTTTGTCTCTGTCTTGACCATTGTTAATCGCTTTAGACAAAGCATCGGCCGCAATCGCAACGTTTCTGTTTGCTAATTGCTCGTCCTTTTTTAATTGTGCCTCTTCTAATCTGTTTGCCTCTTGTAAAAATGCAATTCGTTCTTTCTCTGTCTTAGTCCTATCTTTACTTTGTGCAATTAAGATAGCCACATCTCTGTTTGTTTGTGCGATAGATGCTTGGTTTGCACGCTCTGCGTCTTCTAATTCGTCCAATGCTTGCACCAAATCATAACCTTGCTCAGCCGCTTCGCCTATCTTAGAACCCAAACCGCCAAATGCGTTTGAAAATGAATCTAATAACCCCCCGCCAGAACTTACCAAATCAAAAAAGTTTTTAACCGATGACGCAATGGTTGTGATTGTCGCACTTAGTCCCTCAAAAACTCCGCTAATTGCGTTTGTTACTGGTTCTAATTTTAAGAATGATTGAATCAATGGCGTAACTGCCATCAAAATTAAGCTAAATGGATTTCCTGCTGCTAATGCTTTGAATCCATTGCCTACTCCAGTTAATCCATTTTGCAATGCAGGAAATTGACCTATTAATCCTTTGAATGATTCTGAATAGTTACCGACATTTCTGCGGTTGTCTCCGATTGCAGATTCCTGCGCCTTTAAAGTGTCTGTTAAACTCTTTAGCCTATCGGTCTGCTCTTTGGTTGGTTTTGCCAGTCTAATGTATTCCGCATTCAATTCCTTTAGCAACTCACGATTTTGTTTTATTGAGTTGTTATTAAAATTGGTTGTGTCTGTGTTTGCTTTCTCGGCAGTCGATAAATCGCCAATAGATTTTTCGTTCAACTTGTATTGACCCTCTAATGCTTTTAACTGAGCGTTATTATCCCTAAAAGCCTTTTGATTCTCTTTAGTTGAAACGTCTAACTTCGATTGCTCTTCACGCAAGTCAGAAATTCTTTTTTTGATTTCTTCTTGATTTTTCTGGAGTTCGCCGAACTGAATATCGACATTATATACAATTGACTTTTCGTCTGCCATTTCCTTTGTTTAAAAAATGGCGGCCAGTTTCCCGACCGCCGTTAAAATTACTCTGCCTTTTCGGCTTGTGTTGTTTCGGTTAAATCTAAAACCGATTTCAATTCTAACAACGCTTTCTGAATGATTGCGCTTTCGTCTAAATTGAATGCTCCTTTTGTGTTTGCAATGTTTAGTCCTTGACTAACAACGCCATATATTTCCTCTTTGTTCATGATTCAAATTTAGTAAATTTTTTACAATTTACTCCAAACTTCGTTTGCTTGTTTTAAATAATCTGAATCTAAAACTTCACTCGCCATTGGGTCGTTTATTTGTAAAACGCACCTCCAAAAAGTTGTGGAAATTACCTCTTCGTTTTCAATTGTTTCAGTTGTTTGACGAATTGAAATTGTGCCGTTTTCGTTTACATTAAATGCGCTAATGTATTTTTTTTCTTGTGCCATTTTTTTATTTATTATATTATACAAAGTAAGTAAATGAAATTGCTATTGAACTTGTGTTTGTGAAATTAGTATCTGATACTGAACTAATAACTCCTAAAGTTGATATTTGTTCAACACCTATTGTTGTTGTATTTATTACTCCTAAATTTATTAATTCGTTCACAACTGCAATGTTATTATACCATAATGATGCAGGTGAATAGTTAGCAACTGAATTAGGAATTGTAAATGGTAAACCAGTTATTTTTACAATTCCAGTTGAACTGCCTTTACTTGACAAATTTAAAAACCCATTTAATGTTACTTGCCTACCTATTTTTGTATAGCTACCAGTATTTTGCGAATAAGTAACCCCAACCGCATTTCCACCAAAACTAACACCCATAGTCCAAGTTCCCTCTTCGTAATCGTCTAAATTATTTGCCGATGCACTTGCTACTTGTGTTGCAGGAAATTGAATACCACTTGCAGGAGCAGTTGCATTACTTAAAGCTAAACCAGTTCCTGCAGTTATTGAACCTGCAAAAGTTGCTTTAGTAGTTTCAAATGTTGCAATATCAGCTAAAGTATTATTTATACGCAATATGTTAAACTGATTATA